CTCCTGACATATAAACATTAAATGATACTCCAGTTGGAGAATCAGTTGATATAACTAAAGGCTGAGCGACATAAATATAGTACATTCCATGAAATAATGCTTCTAAATCCATATTAGGGGAACAAGGAGTCAATTGGTTTCGACATAAATAAGGTAAAGTGATTGTTTGAATTTGTCCTCCTCCTGTAAATTCTAACAGATGAGACGGAGCACTAAGTAAACCATCATAAACAGGTTTTCCTCGCATTACTTCCGAAGGTGGATTGTAAAGTTGAATCAATCTTAATTTCACTTGCTGTTTGTTGTTCATAACAGACTGTATGTGAATCTTTAATGATCCTCTCCAAGCTCTAGAAACTCTGTGCAATAATTCTATATTATTGGCCATCCTAACAACTGCATTACGTGCAGCCAATCCTCCTTGAAAAGGAGAAATAGGACGAGACCATTTTAGTTTACCAACACTATCATCTACAAGAACCGGAAAAGTACCTAGGTACTGAGGTTTACTTAAAATATGTTTAATAGACATTTCGTCTACTGATGTATTAAAAATTGGCCTATCAACTATTCTGTCAATCTCTGGAAAAGGATCTAGTTTCTCAAAAAATTGATCTCCCGTGGTATTGTTTGGAAAATTACGATGAGTAACTATCATTCTGTTATTAATTAAAGGTACATTAGGATTATGCAATCCAGTATAATGTTTAATGCCTTGGCGAACTGCATCTATAGCATCTCCTACAACCTGCTTAGCATAAGAAGTTGTAGAATTAATAGCTGTAGAAGCTATGGATTGCAGACCTTGAGCTTGAAAATCATAATTAAAAAATTTTGGACTAGGTACATATATATCTAAAGAACTAAAACATGCTTCTATAGTAATATTTAAAGCCGTAGAAGCTGTTGCTGAAACTGACAAAGGGTTTAAAACCATCAGAGCTAAAGTAGCGAAATCACCAGGTAGTAATCCTTCACTTAACGCAGTGGCAGTAGTAGGGGCAGTAGGACGAATGTCCAAACTAGCAACATCGGTGTTACAATACCATGGTACGTGCAATACACTAGATGTGGCCTCATTTGCATTTAAAAAACAATGAGGACCAGACATTAGCGTATTTACCAGATATTTCTTAGAACTCAAGTTATAAGGCATCGGAGGTAAAATTCCTACCAAAATAACTCCAGCGTGAGATATTGTACCTGCTACTGAGATATTTAAAGATAAATCACTTCTGAAAT